GACCTTGTGAAGTCAGTTGCATGAGAAAAAAAGAGAAGGGTTGATTGATGCTTACACTAGAGGGACGCTTTGAGCGACCCCCCTTTGTTTTACATACCATTCATAAAGTCATGAATCGCTGAGAAATACTCTTCTTCAGTATTAAAATAGCGACCATGAATCGTCTTTGGAAAAGTATGCTTCTGAAACATCTTTGATGCTACAGTTACATCTTGCTCATCATATCCCATTTCGATGAGATTTTGAACGTAAGGATTCTTGTGTGTCATTATCAGTTACCGAAGAAAGAATCGAACTCATCAGCAACAAAATCGATCAGATCGTCAGTTGCATCAAGATCGAAAACGTTGCAGACAAAATCTACAGCATCATTCAAATCAGTGTGATTGTTACACATAAACTCACGGAGAGCAGGTGCAATGTTTTCTTGGAAGTTGGTTTCAGTGATGTTCATACTACTAGGACAGTTTGGACGACCCCCCTTCCACTCAGTCAGACCCCCCTTCGCAATTCTTCTACAATTAGACTCAAATCATCAATGGCACCGTTCATTGCACTGCGAGAATATCCTGCAGTATAAGCATAACATTTGCAGTGATCATCTTCCCTTTCTTGATCACTTGCGTTCTCTGCTGCATAACATTTATTCACGGCATCTGTGAGTCGGTCAATGATAGGAATCAAACGATCATCAATGTTCATAAGATTTACTGCACTTTGCATAGTTGTCCACAATGTTGATGCTGATAGTCATACCCATCAAACATCTTTTCATCACGTTGAATCAAAAACAAATTGTAAGCAATGATAACAATAACTCCAAGAAAGATCATGTGAGATGTTTTCATCACCATGCTACTTGTGCCTCCTTGATGTCAGAATCGTAATACTTTTGCATGATTGAGTTAATCACAGGATACCATTCTTCGTTAGAACTAGGATACCCACATTCTTGTGCTTGATTTAAGAAACGTAAAATGCAGGTTTCTTCATCCTTAGTTAGATTCACGCGATTTAAAGTATAACCAGTGTGCTTAGTCATTTGTGATACCAAGAGAAGAGAGTTGATCGTCAATCATTTCAAATACCTGAGTGTAGATATAATCAATGTCCTCAACCTCATTGAGAACTTTCTCAGCAATGTTACGATCTACAGGTACTTGATCGCCACCATCATTCTCCCAAGTGAATACATCTTCATTGGTAAAGATAAATGCAGCAACAGGAGCATCTGCACCCTGTTGTTCAATCAAACGCTCAACAGATTCTTTGAGTTGTTGTAGAGTTCGTGCCATAATTCAAACAGGAAGAATACAGAAAGTTCCACACCAACCGCGAACCCAGTTAAGAGTTTCATGGTAAGATGTGCGAGGGTTGCTCATCTCCATCGTAGAACCATTGCGAGGATTGTGTGCAACAGCAACGTAAAGATTGTCACACTCTTTATCAGTGATTTGCTCAATCCACATTTGATTGACTTTACCTTCCTTCCAATTTGTATGGTAGGAGTAGATTTCGGAAACAATGGTGTTGTTCATACTACTAGGACAGTTTGGACGACCCCCCTTTGCATTAGCATGAATCATTGAATTAGGATCGGTGAGATGTGAGACGAAAGACATAATCAACGAGCGTACAAATAACCACCCGACCAGTCAGCATTTTCGAGCAACCATTCACGATCCTTGATCAATCGCAGGTCAAATCTTACACCTTTGGCAGGAGACTTCCATGATGCAGACTTATACACTTCACCAGTCTTCTTATCAACAAAGGCATGAACACTGCGATTGCCGTTATCAGTTTCCATGATAATCTTGTGATACTTTCTACCAGTTTCAGGGTAGAAGTTGTAACCATAATTACCAGTCTTCAGGTCAGCAATGCAACGCTCATGATAATCAGTATTCTCACCAAGTTGGAGACTACGATAATGACCTTTGATGCAATAGGAAATATAATTCTGGCGAAGTGCTTCACACAGAGCAGAAGTATGACCTAATACAGCGAGAGCGATATTCTCACGCGCTTCCTGTTGTGCAGCATAGTCAGCGAAGGTGGTTCCAGTCATGGTAGTTGTGCTCATACTATAAGGACAGTTTGGGCGACCCCCCTTTGAATCACCATGCTTTTTCCATGGTAAAGTTGGCACGGGAGAACTCCTCTCGATCAACTACTTTGAACATGCCATATTGGTTGTGAATAACATAACCTTCATGACATACTGCTTCGTTACCAATCAGGCAACCAATTTCGTCATCTTCTTGAATATACCAGAACAAATCTTCCTTGATAGATGCAACGAGTTTCCACAATCGGATCAGGTTGATGTCACAATCGCATTTTTCTGCAATTTCATCTTCATTCACGGCATTTCCTTCGCGGATGCACTCGTTAATGGATTTTTTGATTTTTGTTGCTTTGCTTTTATTCACGAACTCACATAGAGTTGCCATCTGCTTAGCAAACTTACAAACATCCTCAAGATCTTCGCGGTTAGGATTAAGCGAAACCTCAGGAGTTACAAAGTAACAAGTTTTCGTACTCTTGGGATACATGATCATTGGAGATGCAATAGCATCACGCAGATCATTCTTAGCAACGTAAATCGTATGCGGTGCAATAATAATATCCTGATCGATTATTTCAGGAAAGATGTAAGTGATCGTGTTGGGACGATAAGTATCACTACCGCCATACCCAATAAAATCACCTTGAAAGATACAAGTTGTACGAGGAAGGCAATCAAAGCAAGCGTGAAGAATACGCGCAACTTTACCCTCATGGTTCGCATCAATTTCTTCATGGGAATGATTGATCTTGATCTTTACTTTGTTGAAGACAGATTTAGTGCCAACAAACCACTTTCCATTGGCAGGATTGGTCCCCCAAACAATAGCAGGACTTCCATCGATCTTTGTGCTGATGATGCTATCCTGTTCATGAAACCAATCTAACACAGACAGATCACCTGTCAGGATAGAATCTTCAGGGTGTTCGATGTGAGTGTTCTTCATACTATTGCAACGGTTTGGGCGACCCCCCTTTCAATCAACAATCAAAATTGTGTTGAACGCGACGTTTATCATCAATAACAGTGATGATTTCTTTGTTATCAACTAGGATGTCATACTGCATTACTCCAGGTCCAATTTCAACAGACCCGACTAATACACCAATAGAAAACAAAACTTCTAACATTTTAATTCAAAAAAGTGAAAAAAAGAGAGAGACATATGTCTCTCTAGTAATTATGCAACCACTTCATTGAAGTAGTTTTGAACTTTCGCAACAAACTCAACACGTTGCTCAGCAGTCAAAAGATTGTTGCGGGTGAAGTTGATAACAGCAACAAGACCAATGAGTTCCATGATACCATTGAACACAGGGATGCTGTCAACAACATAAACAACTTCATGAATGAGAAGTTGTGCAACAACCACGACAAACAGAATTGCAGTGCTAAGTCCAACATTCTTGAGAAGTTCATTGGAAACATTCTCATTCACGAAAGTCTTAACTTGTGCGATCTTGTTTTGCATATTGTTTGGATTGTGGAGCAGGGTGCCCCTTACACTATAGGAACGCTTTCAGCGACCCCCCTTCGAGTCTGTTACGAATGATGTCAATATACTTCTCTTCCTTTTCAATCAAAATATATTCACGATCCGATTGAATACATGCAACCCCAGTGCTACCACTACCAGCAAAACAATCGAGAACAACATCACCAGGATCGGTGCAATGCTCAATGATATTCTTCAACAATGCAATGGGTTTGGGTGTAAGATGTCCCATCTTTTTAGAATCTAGTTCATAGTTCCAGACAGAATGATGAGTCTTTTGATTGCGAAACTTTGGAACAAGATCCTCCATAGTATAACCCAGATGCTTTGTAATGGGTTTGATTGTTTCTTCTGTAGGATAGTTCTTTCCAGTCTCGATATTACTATACCAACCAGTTACATTGCCATTCTTGCTAAGAATCTCCCTGCTAATATCCAAAGACTTGATACCTCTCTCCAGTCTGCGCTCTCTCAACTTAAGATGCAAATCCTTGCGAGTATAGAATAACATATACTCTGCCATCTTCTGGAAATTGTTGAGTCCTTCTACTTGAATGAAACCATTCAGAAACCCTTCCAGTTTGGATCCTGAGAATAGTTTATTCCAGACAATAAAACTCCTTTGCTCTAGATCGGTGGATTGATTGATCCTCCTATCCAACTCTGCCATGATGCGAAAGTCATTATGAAAGAACCAGAATGATCCAGAATCTTTCATAACACGATTCAACTGAATGAAAACTTCTTCCATCCAATCATAATAAGAATCACCAGAATAGGGTTTAGGTTGATACCCTTTCTTGGTGATTCCAAAGTCATCCCAATCATCCTTCCCAATATTGTAGGGAGGATCAATGAGAACTAGATCGACAGATTTATCCTCTAGTTTCTGTAACTCAACGAGACAATCTCCGTGCTTTACGACGTTCGACTGCTGCTTCTTGGTCTGCATAAGTTTGCTGGATAGATTTGTCGGATTGCATAAGATTGCCGTTGCGGGTGATAGGAACAACGTTACCACCGCGAGTCATATACTTATCGGCGCGAATAGGTTGAACGTGACCAAACTGAACTTGGTTAGGGTTCTTATCATCGGTCTCGTACCATTCAGGTTCAATAGTACATCCTAACACAGGGCAACAAAGTTGTCCATTCTCATCAACAATGTCAATATCTTGCGCCAGAAACTCATCAACAATGTCCTGAGCACGTTGCAACAACTTAAACTCTACATCTTCGGGGAGATTATGCTCAACACCCTTTTGCAGCAGCAGAATAGCAGCAAAATCGAAATGTGCAGTGGCAATAGTAAAGTTAGTGCCGCCAAATTCAGCAGGAATACCTGCTTTCATCTTGATACCTTTTGCTTTCCAAGTATGCTGTGCGTTCAGAACTGTATATTGATTCTTATTAACTTGGATGGGAAAGATGCGACGTGCGCGATTCTTGTAGAGAATATCATCATCGCCAGGAGTGGTATCACAGTCCTTAATCTTCTTGGCAAACTTATCAGTGAAGAACTTGCCATAGGAACAAGAACACTTACCACTGTGCCCCTTAGGGAGAACACAAAGAGGAGAAGAATAGTTATCGTAGAAGTTACGATAAAACTCAATATCTCCTTCACTCATATACTCTTTCGCATTGGAAAGTGCAGTCTCAAAAGTTTTAATGCCCACACCACCTTTAGTGGATTTGAGGCACATCAACTCAGGATAAATGCTGTTAGTTTTGAATTGATCTGCCTCAGCAACAGCAGATCGCAGATCTTCAGTAACGAACATAACAAAAGTGCTTATACTACAGGGACACTTCGGACGACCCCCCTTTCAGTCATCCGAAGTATATTTCATCTTTTCTCCGAACAATTTGCCAATTATTTTACCATAAAATAACTGATCTACCTTTGATAATGTTACATCATTCAATTCTTTTCTTGTTAGTCTAATCAATTCTTCTATTTCTTCTAGTGACCAATCTGGATCGAAATTGCCATAGTGTTCTGTTACTTTCATCCCCATGTCCTCATATATTCATCTAGCGTAAATTCTTCATCAATAGACGCTTCCACAACCAACTCATCATAGGTCATTTCTTTAATCATTTCCAGATATTCTTCGGGAGTTGGATCTTCATCTGGATCAAAGTCATCATGGCAGAGAAACACATACTCATTGTAGAGTGCGTCGATAAGTTGTTCTTTAGTAAGGTTCATTGTTCTTGTTGAGATGGTTAAACCAGGGAGAGAATAATGCTAGTGCTGCCCATACAATACTAGCAGAGATAATAAGAAAGTAAATCATCGACGAATCTCCGAAATTGCAGGTTGTCCAAGATTGAACACAGTATCTACAACTGCCTGAACTTTGCGAGCGGTAGTGATACCGACAGAATCATAAGTAGGGATGCAAACCAAACCGAAAGTCTTAGACTTATCACCGAGTCTGATAACTCGTCCAATCGACTGACTGATGCCAATATAATCCATGTTACGCATAAAGATAACTGCCTCCAAACCAGAAACGTTAATTCCTTCAGACAAGATAGAGTGGTGAAGAACAACAAACTTTTTGCTGCTATCCTTACCCCAAGCGTTTAGAGTCTCAAAGAATTGTTCGCGGTTGACCTTCTTGCCATCAATAATAGCACCAGTCTTGGATGTAATCGTCATCCAAGAATAACCTCGCTGTGCTAGTTTAACACAGAAGTCAGACTGAGAAATAAGATTGATAATCTGTTTGGTAGTGCGAGCACAAATCAGAGTCTTGCTGATGTTATTGTCATCAATCGTCTCCAGCAGATTGTCTGCATCCTCAGCACACATAACCTTGCGACCTTTAATCAAAGGCAGTTGCTTAACTACAACTTTGGGGGGAAGAATATATCCGCCATCGACAAGTTCAGGAGCAGGAACATTGCAAAGAACCTGACCATAAACTTCGGGCATATTCATCCCTGGTTTGTTGATCGTGAGAGAATGTTTAGGAGTTGCGGTAAAGAAATAACAACGATCAGATTCATGACTGAAATACTCAGTAGGAGCGAAGAAGTTGCGTTTAACGCTGTTATGTGCCTCATCAAAGTAGATAGTATTGACTTCAATATCCGCTTGACGGATACGATCCAAAGAGTTGTAAGTAGTGAAGATCAACACATTCTCACCTGCGCTGCGGGCAGTGTTAGCGAACAGTGCAATCTTCTCAGGATTAGTAGTAGAGAAGTGATGAGTCTCACCACTATGAACATGGATAATATGAGTATGAGTTGTATTGACAATCTCTAAAAACTCACTGCACAGTTGTTCTGCAAGCAAGATACGCGGAGCAACAACAACAGAAGTCCTGCCAATAGGGACAGCATGTTGATGAATAAGATCCTGAATCATGCAAATAGTTTTACCACCACCAGTAGGAACAATGATCTGTCCCTTATCATAAGAGAGCATACGATCAGTGATTCGCTGTTGGTGGGGACGAAGAGAAATAGTCACTTTCAGGTGGTATGATACCAAAAGACAATAATAGCACCCTTACAGACGCTTGTAAAGGGTGCTCATGGACTCATTGATAGGACGGTTTGAACGACCCCCCTTTATTTCTTTGCTGCTTTGCCTCTTCTGGTGATCTCTTTTTGAGTGATTGGATGCTTAAGTTCACTCTCAGATTTCTTGCCCAGATTCTTCAATCTAATGTCACGCAGAGTTCTTTCACCTTTCTTAGTTACTGCTTTTCTTTCTGCCGCAGAGAGTCCAGATGCTTTGCGTGGTGTGTAACCAGCAGCGGGTTTTGCTTCTGGTTTCTTCTTACTTAAGAGTTCAGATGCGGTCTTTGTTTTCTCTCCTGCTTCTCTACGTTTGCGCTCTAAGTATGCCTTGCGTTGTGCTTCTTTTGCACTCAGAGCAGCAGATCCTCTCTCTTGAGTAGGTTGCTGTTCTCTTGTAGAGCGTTGTTTTTGTGAACCAATATCCTTACGATCTTTATATTGTACGGGTTCCATTTTACCGCCGCCAACTGCCTTCATTCTGCGGCGTTCTGGTGTAGATTTCTTTCTATTTGCTCCGACTCTTCCACCTTCTCCAGTCTTGCGAATCTGAGAGGATCCCATGACATCTTTATCATAGACTTCAGTGATAAATTGGGCGAAGGTTTTCATTTGATTTCTTAACTATTCCTATGGTATATTTAGATAGCAGAAAAGTCAAGAGGGGACAACCAGTTTCCTGATCGTCCCCACTATTATCAATCTTCTTCTTTTAGTTTATCTTGGGCAGATTTGCTAATCTTGCAAACCATATCATTATCATAGAAATACCTAACACGTTCACGGCGAGCAGCAATCAAAATATCATATTGTTCTTGCTGTTCTTTAGTGAATTTGAAATCTTGTCGTTTCCAAGTTTCTCGCAGTTCTTTGAGATGAGGAAGAACATTTACAGTGTCAGTCATTAGATCAGGATACAGTAGTTTCAGTTTCGGTAGAAGATTCAGTCGATTCTTGTTTAGTTGTTAGGCGAATGTTGTAAGGAGAATTGAAGAACCTGCGGAAAGCAGTAACAACAATAACAAGCGCCGAAAAAACACCAACAAGACCAAGGAAGGTGGTAGCATCTCCACCAAAAGTATAGGTGTCAGGAGTCATAAATCAATAATCGTAATTTCCATTAAGATATTCGTTCATGTTGAACTTTTGATTATCTTCAATGAGATCAATAAGGTCTTCTTCAACATGATCAAATTCAACAAGTTCTTCAATTTGTTGTTCAGTCAAGAAAGGATCCATAAATCAGATGCTTACACTATAGAGACACTTTGGACGACCCCCCTTGGGGTTTTTAATCTTGGCAGAAAGATTCGTTCCTATTCTTTCTAGATTTGATATATTCTAACTCATGCCAATTCATTGGATAGCATAGGACTAAACAATGAACTTTTTCATGTATAGGACAATCTTTTATATTTTTTTCATCTTTACATGTTACACCAATCTCAATAGTAATATATTCTTTATCGTAGAAATACACCCAACCTTCAATAACTTTACCAAGTGAATCTGTCCACTTAACATAATCATTGACTTTAGGTAGATATTTCATGCGTAAAATAGTTTCTCTAAAGGATTTAGGTGTAATTGCATAGAAGAATAAGGAGTTGTGTTTTTTACATCTACCTCATCTCCTTGCTTGGAGGAGTTAATAGGCGAATAATACTGCTTCCTTTTTGTGTTATAAAATCCCCAAATTGATTTGGGAGTTTTATCAGTGTAAGAAAACTTCCCATGATTACAAATCCAAATAGAAATAAAATTGGTTTTATATTCTTGGACTTCGTAGGAATATCCTTTAGGGGGTTTATGGGGGAAATCACTGGGAAGAGATTGGGTTTTCATTAGAACACATTGATTCATAATCAGGATACATTGCGGAAACAATGTAACAAGCAAGATCGCGAGTTGGTGCTACCACATCAACATTAACACTCAAATAATTTGGATCGTCTTCTGGGGAATCTTGCATTGGCAATTCAATTTCAATTCTCCATACATTTCCATTTTTAAGATGCTGCTCCCAACCAACATACATGTCTGGTTTCATATAATCCATAACATTTTCTTCTGGATCAAGTTTTCCAATCATGTAGTAAATTCCGTAACAATGACAGATTCAAGATTATCCTCTGAAAGAGCATAGGTGTAAGACTTCTCAATGTTCTCCCTCAATTTATTATAATGAGGTTGATTGAAGTTGCCATCATCTTCAGCAACAATCAGTTCAAAACACTCTTCGTCGTCAGCAGCAATTACATTCCAAATTCCACCATATTCGCTACTGGGAAAAGGAACATAATGATCAACGATGTAGAAAAACTTTTGCGCCATTTTCTTTTGTAAATTACTCATAGATTTTAATGCTTAACTATTTAATTGTCAAACGAATCATCGTTATCAGATGCCACAGAAAGCAAAGAAAATCCTATCACTGCAAGCACACCTACAGCAATTCCAGCAATAAAAGTCATCAATAAAACTCCATCAAATAGTAATCAACAGTAATTTCCAATCGTGCTGCTTCAAGTTCAACTTCTTGCCAGAATTCTCTTGCAGCAATTTCCATCTCTTCTGGAGAGATTTGTTTTTTCAAATCTTTTTTGTTCATGATTTTGGATTTGGAGGACGATCAAATTTGTTCAACTGATACCCTTCTCTTATAGCATGAAGGATAATGTTATCGTATGAATGTGAGCGAAGAGGAATATTTCTGTGCAGAAGAAAGTCCTCACAATCTTCTGCCAATACTTCTTTCTCTTCGTGGGATAGTTTATCCAAATCAATCATGCCATCAGTGCTCCAGAAGGAATCTCTACAATCTCAGGTAGTTTGCTATCATCAAACTGATGCATATTGTAGCACACCCACTCACCATTGCGGAAGACATAAGCATACTCTTCACTGTTATTGGGGAGCAGATACTCTACAATGTCAGAATCAAGGCGAGGAGGAGTATTCTCACCACGCTGGGAGTAGTATTGAGGACCATATTCGGTTGCTTCTTCTTCAGTTCCCCAACGATCCTTAGTCCAGCAGCAGGACATATCACCACCATCAATCAGTTCAGCAACTTTCTCTTTGGTGTTGTAGTGAGTGTTCAGAACCCGACCCAACCAGGACTCATATCCATCCCAGTGATGATAGGCAGAGAGAATAGAACCGTCTTTGAGTTCAATACCGATTCGTGAGCGGGTTGCCATTGCGTTCGTTGCTTACACTACAAGGACGCTTTGGGCGACCCCCCCCCCTTCTCAACCTCCACGTTCTCGCAAACTTCTTACCAAGTATTCAGTGAACTGCTCCATTTTTTCAGGAACAACTGTTTGGGGTGCTTGATTGATTACATTTTTAAGTGCTGCCATTTCGGCATATTCATCATCGGTCAATTTGCTTTGTTTTTTTGATGCAGTCACAGGATCTTCTGTAATGTGTTGATATTCTAACCTTATTTAAGGAGAAATCCATGTTTCTTAATATTCTCTTTAGAGTGCAGTTACAAATGTTAATCAATCCCAAGAAACATTTTGCACTAAGAAACCAGGCATTACATAAGTCCAAGCACCTAAATCGCCATTACCACCAATCTTATATTCCCATTTATACTCAAACTTATTGTGACTATCCCAAGTCATATATCCATCTTCTTTATCAAATCGTCCTTTGATAGTAAGACGATGTTTGTTAGAAAAGATATTACGAGTGCGAAGTGTTCCACCTTTCTCACGAGTTTCAATCACCACACAAGTATCAGGATAGGTTTGAATACCTGCTTCCAATAAACAAGCAGTTTCGTATCGAAATGGACGATATGTTTTGACTGTCTCTTCTGCAAATACGGGAGATGCAAAAAGAAATGTGGCAAGAATTAAAAGTTTTTTCATTCAATTAACCTCCATCAATCTGACATCCTACCATACTACCTGTAACAATTCCAAGAGGAATTGCCCACCAGCGACCATCTCCTCTAGAAAGAGTTGCTCCAATACCACCACCAGCAATTCCTCCTAAAATAGATCCTTCAATACAAGAGTTATTATCATTATTTTGAGAAGAATAATGATTGTGACGATACCTGTGATATTGAGATCTATATGAATTGCAAGGAACTTCTACTCTTTCTGTTCCGTAATGAATACGTCCAGGAGTATAACGATCTCCTGGAATATATTGCTCATAACGTCTTGTTTCGTAGCATGACCTTTGAGTATATCCACCGTAATAATGTTCTGCCTGAGCAGGAAGAGCGGAGGATAATAAAATTGCTGCTAGTGCTAGTTTCATTGCCTATTCGGGATTAGATTCTGAATTAAAATCAAGTTTATTAAATCCCATTGGATTTTCTTTTTCTGTACGAAGTTTAATTGCAACCTGACAGACATTTTCCATGACTTTCAGTGCATCTTCAACATTAGAATTTTCGGGCATTCTTTCTCGTACAATATTGAACAGAGGAAAGAACAAATCTGCTGCTGCGGTTACTTCTTCTGCGGAAAGAATTTTTGAAGGATCCATTACTTTTAAGTATTTTCTTTTGCTATTTTAGATGAGTCATTCTCATTTGTCAACTCATCTGTAGAGCGATAGTTCCATTCATCAGTATGTCCTACAGTCCATTTGGGAGTATTCTCAACCATATAATTCTGAGTACATACTTTAAAATCGGGCATTTTTGTTTGTTCTGGTATTAAACTCTGATCTTTCCATATAATTCTATTGTTTGGTTGTGCAGCAAACTGCCCATTATCCAACTTAATTACATTAAAAGATTTGTGTTCTGGATCATATTCACTGAAATTTATATCTAACGTAGAACTTTCACTATGACAGGTATCGATAGTGAACATATATTCACCAGAATGCATCTTCTTATCTTTACCAAAGAACTCACATCTGCAGAGTAATGGTTTCTTAATTACTGTAAGGTTATAGTCAAAACAATCCCATAATTGTAATGTATCTAATGATAGTTGTTTATCTTCTTCGAAATCTTTTTTCCACACAAATGCACTGATGGGCAACTTATCGAATAATGCACCATACTCAGGCAGAAGTGTTTCAAAGTACAATGCTTTCCCCTGAACACTTTTGACGGAAATCCATATTCCCTCAGTTAAATCTCCATGACCTTTATCTAGATCATAGAGATATTCTTTTTTCACATAGACATGAACAGGTGGTAAGTTGTGTACTAAAAAAGACATGAATTATCCGTAACAATAGGTCTTCCATTCGGAATTTGTATGAGTATTTAATACAAATTGAACTCTATTGTATGGAGGTCTTGGTTTCTTCTCCAATTTCATATCTGTATTTTCAAGTAACTTATTTCCTTTCTTAATATTACATGGAGAACATGCAACAACCATATTCTCCCAAGTGTCTTCTCCACCAAGACTTTTGGGATGAACATGATCGATAGTCAAATCTCTAGTTGATCCACAATACTGACATTTATTATTGTCACGTTTATAGATCAAACTCTTTGACGGTTTATCTCTAGATAATTTAGACAAAGGTATTTTAATATACGAAACTAACCTGATTACCGTATTTGAAATAACCTGTGCCTTTTGTTTAAGCAATAAAACAATCGCCCTCTTCCAACTGGTAATGTTAATAGGTTCATAACTAGAATTCAATACTAAGATTGAACAACCCGAAGAAATAGGCATGATGGTATCCATTCCTTACTATTTAATAACTTCCCAATGATCATCTGAAAATTCATTCATCCAAAAAAAGTATTTTCCAGAAATAGATGCAAGGAATACTCTTCCATCTTTACGATCTTCTACACGGCAAGAGTGCAACTTATCCATTTCATTAGCAAAACGGTTTTTTGCTTTATTAGATTTTGGTTTAACACAAATGAATTCAGTTTTAGGACTCTTAGTAATCATAGCTATGGTTTTTTTGAACCTCACAAAGGTAATTATACAGGGTTTTTAAGGGGTTGTCAAGCGATTGGGAAAGATGTTAAGATAACCATGGTATTTGCAGTAAAGAGTAGTTTCTAATGCTCTCGCTTCAACTTCCCATGGTTGTCTAGAATAGTCTGTCTCCGTGTGGTCTATGCCCCTCCAAAGGCGTTTTCCACGCTTATCCTTAAGATTACCCTTGACGTGTTGATATACATGCCAGAGTTCATGTAGGAGCGTTTGAGTGTAGAGTTTCTCATCCATTTTGTTATGAAGTTCGATCTCAAATTCACGAGGACGACTGTTTGAATCCATAACAGTACACCACCCATAAACACCCTCTCTCATTAGACCGCGATGATTCACGATAATGTCCAACTTGTAACGAGGAAGATAGTTCTCAACAAACCATTCTACGATGTCAGTACACCGTCTTTTGGAATAGTTGTAACCAGAAGTCTCAAGATAAAGCATTGATCGCAACGGTAGTGACTCGGGTTCCCCATTGTAACATCCAGATGAATGATGCAATGAAGACCAGTTTTTCGGTGGTGTTCATACCATAGGGACGCTTTGCACGACCCCCCTTGACAAAAAACCCCACCAGACGAATCTGATGGGGAATTTGTTAGTTTATATTGTTCTTATCAAACGTCTGTCAGATCATAAGGAATCACGCGACCCTTGTTTGTTCCCATTGCGAACAGGCGCTTACCATCTGTAGAAACGTGAACGCTGCTGATAATTGCATCGTACTTGCTAAGATCAAGGTTTTCGCCGTTGTATCTAGCGGTTTCAACATCAAAGGCATCACCTAATTCATAGACATAAACTCTTCCTGTACGCATACCTGAGATAAACATTTTCTTACCATCAGGAGAGAAATCAAGACCAGAAGGAAGTGGATCCTGACCAGCAATATAGAAGACTTTACCATTACCGTTGGTAGAAGTAAGATCGAATGGAACAGCAAGGTCAATGGAGAAGACATTTCCAGTTGTTTCACCAATCCAGAACAGTCTTGTTCCTTCACGATTCATGTAAGATGCTGTAGGTCTAGTCTCATTTGGAGAATAGAAGTTGAATTCGCCCTTGTGCAATCTATACTCATTGATAGTATCCTGATCGTTTTGTGCGATGAAGAGTCTATCTCTGTGAGAGGAGATTCCAAGTCCATATGGAGCACTTCTGTCATTCTTTCTAGTTCTTGTCTGGAAGGTAGCAGCAATACCAGCGGTAGATACATCCCAAGCAGTTGACATATCATACTTGTAGATCAGATCATAATTATCGCCAGTTAAGAAGAATGAAGTTCCATCATTAGAGAATCTAAGATCTCTTGGTGAGGACTCGCTGAAGAATGTTCC